AGGTATACCTCTTATTCAAACTGAACCATTGAGTTTAGGATTTACGGTTATAGAAGGAATATCATTTGACGAAAGTAGTACTCCTAATGTAGATGGATATACATGTGGTAAAATTAAAAATAATAAAAAAACATTTAAAGATATTTTTGTAGATATAGTAAATAATTTTGAAGGAGGATATTTTAGTCCACTTATGTATGAAGATGGAAGATTATCTAAAAATGATCCTAGTAAATCAAAATATAAAACTAGTGGAGAAACTTTATTTGGAATAGATAGAAAAAAAGGTTCAAAAGAGGAAGCAGCTTTAAAATTTTGGAAGTATGTTGATTCTTTAAATCCAAATGGTAAATTTAAATGGAAATATCTTTCTCATGGACCTGAAAATAATAGACCTAAATTATATGAACTAGCAGCTAAAATATTAGAACCTGATTACATTAAAAAATGGAATAACATACCATCAAATTTAAAAAAAGTAATAGAATCAGATGGTAGATTACATACAGCTTTAGCATATGGAATATGGAATGGTGCTTTATATTATAACAAGTATATTGAATTAATAACAATAGAATATAATAACAGAGTAACAAATTCTACAGAATTACTAAAAAAACATATAGAACATAGAAAAAATGTAAATAAATACTTTCCTAGAATAGCACCACACGCTAAGGAGATATTAAGAAAAGGTGGTTTTGCTATAGAAAAAACAACAGGATTAAATTGTAGTAAATAATGAGTGAAAAAATATCCATAAAATCATCCCAAATAGACATCATTTCAAGTAAAGATGATATAAAAGTAAACTCAAATACCTTTATACATTTATCTTCAAATCAGTCTATAAAAATGGAAACTAAGATTGGAGATAAACAATCTAAAGTATGGTTATCAACCCCTATTATTCAATTAGGAACAGAATCACTTACAAATAAATACCAACCAATAGTAAAAGGAGATGATTTAGAAAAAGAACTAATTGAAATTTATAATTTATTATTACAAATAGTTTCATTTCCTGGTGCTCAAATAGCATTAGGTGTAGTACCAACATTACCTAATCCTTCATTAATTCAATTAATTCAAGGTAAATTAAATAGTTTTAAAAAGAAAAGAAAAAAATGGAAATCAACCGTTAGTAAAACAGTATAATGTCAACAATTCAAGATTTAATACAATTACAAAACTTTGATATTAATGAAGCTAAACCATTAACAGTTAGAGGACAATATTCTAAGAATACAAATGTTGATATAAATAAAACTATTCAATCTGTTTCTTTATTAACAACAGATTTAAATAATTTAAATTCTTATGTCAAACAATCTTCTATAAATACAGGTGTTAATTTTTCAATGGATCAATGGGTTAATGATACTAAAACAGCTTTATTATCACAATTATTTCCTTCTATTCAAACATTAATAAGTAATCAAAAACCATTAACGAAAACATTAACATTAACAAATACAGTAGTAACAGCAGGAATACAATCAGCTTTAAATCAACAAGATTCAATATTAAATCAATTAGAGGATCAAGTATTAAAAATTATAGAAAAACAAAATAATGTCAAAGTGGAAAAAGATGAAAATGGTAATATTATATTGATACCAATTTTAACTGAACAATCTAAAAAGGCGTTAGGTAATGTTACTAAAATTTTAAAATCAACGATAACGACAACAGATAAAATTAACACACGAATCTCGAATAAAAAGCCGCTAAAAACGATAGATGACTTTGTTAACAACCTAAGTATAAATCATATAATTGAATTTGCTGAAAAAATAATAGCTATATTAGAAATTACTTTACAAATATCAATAACAATAAGAAAAGCGAAAGATGTAGCAGCAGCTGCTAATTCATTAGCATTAGGTAATGCATCTGCCGCTGCTGTTTCTACTGAACAATCTTTACAATATACAGCTACTGAACAAAGAAGAATGGATGATTTATCTTCAGCTCAAATTACTATATCAGCTCTTAAATCATTAATTTTGTTTTATCAAGATATTATTCAAACAATAATAGATAGATTAAAAGAAATATTAAATTTAATAGAATTAGTTCAAACAAATAACCAAAGTCAAAATTCTCAACTTCAAGATATAACAAATCAATTAAATACATTAATTGAGTCTCAACAAAATATTCAAAACACAAATACAAACATTATACAACCACCTCGCATAGTTCAAATAAATAAACCAAACTACGCAGCAAGAATTGTAGAATAAATATTTATAAATAACAAAATGAAATTAAGTCAATTAAAAGAAATTTTAAAAGAAACAGTTAGAGAAGTTGTTAGAGAAGAAATGAGAAATGTATTAAGAGAAGAAATTAATTCTCCTAAAACAACTCCTCCTTCAAAACAACCACCTATTAAAAAAAGATTTAATCCGATCCCAAAAACTGGAGATCCAATACAAGATCTTTTAAATGAAACAGCCCAAGCTGGAGAATGGCGAACTATGGGAAATTATACATCTGCTAACGCTCAAAATTTTATGGGCCAGCATATGAATAATTTTATAAATGAACCTCAAGTTACTAATGTAGAAAGTTTTATAGACAACAATAAAAATCAAGTTGGTTTACATCATCATCAAATTCAAGTAAATGAAGTACCTGATTTTAGTAATATGATGGATGTAATGAAATCTAAAGGAATGTTATAATGGCTGTTAGACCTATATATCGCTATAATGAATTATCAGGCAGTAATGCTATAAAAAAAGAAATAGGAATACAAGTCCAATTTCAAGATAGCGGTGTATTTAAATCAACTTATACTACTAAACAACAAGTAAAAAACCAATTAATTAATTATATATTAACAAACCCAGGAGAAAGATTCTTTAATCCATCTTTTGGATCTGGTATAAAAGCATTATTGTTTGAACAAACAAATGATTTAACACAATTAGAAGAACAAATATCAACAGGTATATCTAATAATGTTGAAAATATAAGAGTTAACTCAGTAAATGCTACTCAAAATAATAATGAAATTTATATAAATATAAATTATACTATTAATAACCAAACAGATGAATTAACTTTAGCATTAGACATAAATGAGTAATACACAATATTTAAATAAAGATTTTAATCAATTAAAAAGTACTTTAGTTGATTATATAAAAAATAATTATCAAAATTATACAGATTTTGGTCAATCTTCTCCAGGTAATATGTTTATTGATTTAGCAGCATATGTTGGAGATGTTTTATCTTTTTACACAGATACTCAAGTACAGGAAACATTATTATTAGAAGCTAAAGAAAGAAAAAATATATTACCTATAGCTTACTCTTTAGGATACTCACCAAAAATAACAAAACCATCAACGGTTGTTTTAGATGTTTATCAGTTAATACCATCTGACGCAGCTAATGCTTATGCTCCTGACTTTAGATATACATTAAAAATTCCTCAAAATTCAACTATAAATTCAACACAACAACCTAATATCACTTTTATAACAGAAGATATTGTTGATTTTTCATATTCAAGTAGTTTTGATCCAACAGATATAACAGTTTACTCATATTACACAGGTACTACAAATCCATTATTTTATGTTCTTAAAAAACAAGTTAACGCTTATTCAGGACAAATAAGAACTCAAAGTTTTAATTTTAGAGCTGTTGAACAGTTTCCTCAAATTCAATTATCTGATACAGACATTATTCAAATAATAAACGCTGTAGATTCTGATGGTAATATTTGGTATCAAGTACCTTATTTAGCTCAAGATACAATTGAAATTCCAACAGAAAATACTTTAGTTTTTTCACCAGATTATTATACTAGTAGAAATGAGTCACCTTATATTTTAAAATTAAAAAAAGTTAATAGAAGATTTGTTTCTCAATTTATAGATGATACAACATTAGAAATAAGTTTTGGAGCGGGAGTTACAAATAACGCTGATGAAACTATAATACCAAATCCATATAATGTTGGTTTAGGTATTCAAAACGGCATATCTAAAATTAATACCGCTTTTGATCCTTCAAATTTCTTTTTTACTAATGAATATGGTTTAGCTCCAAGAAACACAACAATTACTTTCACATATGTTGTAGGAGGAGGACCATTATCTAATGTTCCTGCTAATGATATTAATCAAATTAACACTGTTAATCCAATAATTAATGATTATAATTTAGATTCAAATGTTGTTCAATTAGTTTTAAACTCTATTAATTTTAATAATAATATTGGAGCTACAGGTGGAGGCCCAGGAGATACTTTAGAGGAAATTAGACAAAATACATTAGCTCAATTTCCAACTCAGTTAAGAAATGTCACAAAAGCTGATTATTTAGTTAGAACATTAAGTATGCCATCAAAATATGGTTACATATCTAAAGCATATGTAGACCAAGCATTATCTGTTAATCCAGATACAGATAGAGTAGAACAAACAAACAATAGTTTATCTTTAGATGTATATGTTTTATCAACTAATGTTGATAATAAATTAACCAATGCTGGTTCTTCTATAAAAAGAAATTTAAAAACATATTTATCTCAATTTAAAATGTTAACAGATGCTATTAATATTAAAGATGCGTACTATATTAACATAGGTATAAATTTTGAAATTCAAGTTTTACAAGGATTTAATTCTCAACAAGTTTTATTAGCTGCTATTACTTCACTTCAACAATATTTTGATATAAACAAATGGTCAATAAATCAACCTATTATTTTATCTCAAGTTGAAAATGCTATATCTTGTGCTGGAGTTAATGGTGTAGCTGCGGTTAAAAAATTAGAATTTATTAATAAAACCGGTGGAAATTATTCACCGTATGCTTATGATTTAAATGGAGCGACATTAAATGGTGTTATTTATCCTTCTTTAGATCCATCTATTTTTGAAATTAGATACCCTAATTCTGATATTATTGGTAGAGTTGTAGGAATGTAATATTATGGCTGTACAAATTCAAACAAATAAAACAATATATAGTAATAGTATTAATAAAGTAAAAAATACTACTATTAATACATTTACACCTCCTGTAGATAATACACCTGTTGAAACAATTCCAACTGTAGATGTGTTTTTTGAAAATTATGATGTGTTATTTTTTGAAATTCCTAAAACTGGAGATAATTCTCATGAGACTTTAATAAATAGAAGTTCTGA